ATATGAACTAGCAACCTCTACTTTCATTGGCAAGTACCCAGGCAAACTGGTTTACACCATCTCACGTACAGACCGTAACACCAAGGTTATCCTTGATAAGACAAACGCAATGAAGAACTGGGTTATTAACAACCGAGGTTTTGTTGACAAGTACGGAGAAGCGGCATATCTCTTCTCACCACACACCACTGATTACAATGCAAACATCTACACATGGATGCAGGCACAGGATCTTCTTAAGATCCCCACCCTTGAAACCTACCTAGATCGTGTCATGGTTGCAGAGGATAAGGCTAAGTACTTTGATGTTGCCCGTCAGGAAACAGAGTTACTTAATACAGTAGGTGACATCAGCGCACGTCGTCAGATCATTGCTGAGGCAACATACAACCGTCAGGCTTTGCTTGCTGGTAACCCACTGCTTAGGGCACAGATTCAAAACGGTGCTGCGATCCCAGAAGAACTCACCATGCTTGACCGCATGAAAGAAATGCTTGACGATACCAAGACTCCTATCTCAATGGATAACAGAGTCAAGATGAAGGTGCTCGTTCAGCGTATGGAAGAGTTCAAGAACTTTGCAGAAGATCCAAATAACAAAACCATCTCTAACTTTACCCAGATCAAGGCAGATGCCAAGGCTTCACTAGAAGCGCTCATTGCTTCAATGGATAAAGACCCAGTGGTGTACGAAGCAAACAGAGCAGTCTTTAAGGGAATCCTTAACTTCTACTCCCGTGATACTTACAAGGCAGGCTAGGGGATACAATGGCACAGTCAACCAAACCACAGATTAATGAGAATCAGATTGCCTTAGCCAAACTATTTGGGCCTACAGGAACATACTCTTTTAGTTTTGATTCAAGCACTGGCGCTTCAAAGATTACATCAAAGGGTGCTGGAAACCCAGAGGCATTTCTTATTCTTGGTACTGCAAACAAAGACGGTTCTTTTACACCGGGTCTTAATGGTAAAGACTTTAACCTTGTTAACGAATCAGATTTAGTTAAAAACTACCTCAAAATGGGGAACACCGAAAGCTTGCGCACTATGTTGCGGGATGCCAATTTTATTGCCAAGTATGATTATGCTACCAAGGATGATGCTGCCCTTCGGAGGGGTATCATTGATTTTGCTCGCGCTTATGGTGCCAAGCAAATGTCAAACTGGACTCCAGACAATGCTAACTTCTCTTTCACACCAGCAAGTTCTTTTCTTTCTGAACGTGCCTCTCAACTAGCAGCAGCAGGGTTTAAGTCTGATCCCCTTATGGGTAACAGCACTACCCCTACTGATTACGTTAAGCATTTAGGGGATACTCAGGCTACACAGATCTTAGACAAGTTCTTTGTAGATAACCTTGGTCGCTTACCTAGCGACAAGGAAGTCAAGGACTATGTCCTTAAGGTAGCAGCAGAAGAAGAACAAGCCTCCAAGCAGAAGGTACGCCAGACTGGAGGAACACAAACTGTCACTGGCGATTACATGCAGGCATCTGACTACGAGCGTATTGCCTATAACGTTCTCGTACCAGCAGTTACTTCTATGAGTGCTGATGATCTATCAAAGACTAGTGGTGCAGTTGGTAAGGCTGTCAATGAGTTGACCGCTTATGCAGGTAACTTTGCGTTGCCTAACTACAGCGCTGAAATTGCAAAGAAAGATATCCTTGGCAAGTTAGCCATGCCAGGCGCAAACATAGCCACATCGCTAGACCAAGAGAAGACAGCAATCAATACCCTTGCAAAGGCTTACTACCCTAACCTTTCTAATCAGATAGATCAGGGTATTAACTTGAGCACTGTTGCCAATGGCCTTGCTTCTCACATTGAGAAGACGCTTGAACTTCCTACTGGATCAGTTGCTTCTAACCATAAATATATTGTTGCCGCTTTGCAGAATAAAGATGCAAGCGGAAAGTCACAAGATGGAATCATGAATAGCAATGATCTTGAAAAGATGTTGCGAGCAGATCCAACATGGGCAAAGACTACAGGTGCCAGAGAAGAAGCATCTAGTTATGCAAACACAATTCTTCAGTCATTCGGATTGGTGGGATAATGGCATACGCCGCAGATAATCCTCTAGGCTTAGAGCCAAGCGAACTAGCAGCATCAAAGCGTGCCAAAGAAGCCGCTGCAGCGCGACAGACTCCTACACTTGCAGGTGCAAAAGCAGCAGGAGTTCTTTCATCTGGAACTGTAACTACACCTAGCAGCAGTGACTTAAACAAGTTCCCTCCTGTTGGATACAATCCAGCAATGGCAGCAGCCATGCCTGGTGGATTAGGCGCACCTCTTTTTGGTGCGTTCGAAACAGATACATCAAAGGGTGCCGTCAAGTTACCAGTTGTTGATGGTTCAACCTCTGCAACTACGTCCTCTACATCAGCAACCACTTCGTCAACTTCTGCAACTACTTCTTCAACTACCCCACCACCAGCAGTAACAGACCCTACCCTTAAAGATGCTTACGCCCTTCTTGAAGATGCGTTTAATCAGTATGGCCTTGGAGATCTTGCCAGCGTAATTAAAGGTTACATGGCGCAGGGCATTGGTCCTAATGAAGCCAAACTTCTTCTTAAGCAGAACCCTATTTACCAGCAGAGATTTGCTGGTCTTTATGACAAGAACTTTGGGCGCATATCCAATGGTCTTAACGCAATCAGCGAGGCTGAGTATCTAGCCCTTGAGAATAGTTACAATGAAACTCTCAATGCCTATGGCTTAAACAATTACTTTGGCAAAGATGCCAAGGCAAAGCAGGCTGGCATGGCAGCAATCATTGGTGGAGATGTTTCCGCTAGTGAGTTTGCTAACCGCGTGAAGTTGGCACAAGATCAAGTTGTCAATGCTGACCCACAGGTGATGGCCACTCTTAAGCAGTTCTACCCAAGCATTAACGATACTGACTTGCTCAAGTACTACCTTGATCCTAAGCAGAACCTTGCTGCTCTTACAGAGAAGACCACCGCAGCGCAGATTGGTACCGCTGCTATCGAGCAGGGTCTTGGAACTAACGTTACCTCTGCAACAGACCTTGCCAAGTACGGTGTTACACAGGCAGGAGCACAGGCAGGGTACTCCAAGATTGGCGAGATACTGCCTGCTACTACCAAGTTGAGCAGTATCTATGGTGAAGCAAATGTTGGTTACAACCAGGCTACTGCAGAAGAAGAAATCTTCAAGGGATCAGCGAGCGCAAAGCGCAAGCGTGACCAACTCTCACAACTTGAGCAGGCTGCATTCAACGGACGCTCTGGTGTTAACACCACCGTCAACCCACTAGGTAAGGGCCTACAAGGTTCCTTCTAACTAAGTTCCCGATGCGGACCGATCGGCCCCGCACGGCGTATTAGACCGATAGCAAGAGCCAGACGACTTTCCCCGAGGTCGACCTGTGGCTTGCGATACAACTAACAAGAATGGGAGAACGGTTGCTATGGCAACAAATACATGGACAGACGATGACGACGACTTCGACATCGACGATACACCTACCACTGATAACGATCTAGTTAAGCAGTTGCGTAAGGCTATGCGTGCGAAGGAGAAAGAAAACAAGGAACTTGCTGAGAAGTTTGAAGCGCTTAACAAGGCTCAGCGGGAACGTGTAGTCAAGGAAGTCCTTGAAGCAAAGGGTGTCAACGCTAAGGCTGCTCGCCTTATCATGAAAGATCTAGATGACGTTAACGAGGAGACAGTCTCGCACTGGCTCGATGATAACGGCGATCTTTTTGGGTACAGCAAGCAGAACCAAGCAGACCCTCAGCAGCAATTAGATCTTGCGGCACTACGCCAGCAGGACATTGTTTCACAACAGGGTATGACGCCCGACAAGCAGATGGACGCGATGGAGCGTATCAATAATGCATCGCAAGATGAATTGATCGCAATGATCCAGTCCGGAAACTTTTAACCAACCGAACTAACATCCTCAGAAGGAGGTGCAATAAATGGCTAACGCATATACCACCACCGGGTCCACATCACTCGGAGGTACCGTAGGCGGTGCAGGTCTCGTACAGAAGGCGTATGATCGTCTTATCGAGTTCGCACTCCGTGCTCAGCCTCTTATCCGCCAAGTTGCAGATAAGACCCCTGCTCGTCAGAGCATCCCGGGTTCCTCAGTTGTATTGCAGCGTTACGTCGATCTCACACAGGCTACAACAAGCCTTACTGAGCAGACTGATCCAGATGCAGTAGCACTAGCGACCCCAACATACACAACCATTACATTGGCTGAGTATGGTAATGCAGTACTTGTTACACGCGCTCTCGAACTCTTCAGCCTTGCTGATGTAGATCCAGCCGTTGCTAACATCATTGCTTACAACCTTGCTGATTCGATTGATACTGTGGCACAGAACGTTCTCAAGACAGGTGCTAACGCACTCTACGGCGGAACACGTACTTCAACAGCAACAATCACTTCATCAGATACATTTACTTCAGCCATTGCCCGTAAGGCAGTTGCTAAGTTGCGTACAAACAAGGCTATCCCACGTAAGGGTAACCTCTACTGGGCGGGTATCCACCCAGAGGTAGCACACGATCTCCGCGCTGAAACAGGCGTAGGATCATGGCGTCAGCCACACGAATACCAGGCAAATGATGAGATCTGGGCAGGCGAAATCGGTACCTACGAAGGTGCTTTCTACGTCGAGTCACCACGTCTCTACTCTGGTTACAACGGTGCTGCTAAGTCAACATCGACAACAACCACTACTGCTTCTGCAGCATCAGGTGCATACGTACTTGCAGTTACATCTACTTCAGGAATCTTGGTCTCTGACCTTGTTGCTGGAACTGGTGTCACAACAGGTGCAAACGTTGTATCTATCAGTGGCTTGAACGTCACACTTGATCAGCCAGTGACTTCTGCTGGTGTTACATCAGGTGCGTCAATCACATTCACACATGAGACAAACGTCTTTAACACATACTTTGCTGGACAGCAGGCACTTGCCGAAGCCGTCGCAGAAGAGCCACATGTTGTTATCGGACCGGTTGTTGACAAGTTGATGCGTCACCGCCCACTCGGCTGGTACGGCGTACTTGGCTTCTCAATCTACCGTGACGAAGCACTCTACCGTGTAGAGACTTCTTCATCTATCGACTACTAATAGTTGATTGACTGCAGGGCTGGAGCAATCCAGCCTTGTGGTAAGTCCACTACAAAGGAGCACCATGACTAAGTACTACTTCCTACCGCCAACGGTAGAAGAAGGTCCAGCAGGTGGCGGACGTTTGTTCATCCGCTTCCGCTTGAACCGTGGCGTAACAGTCATGCGAGTTCAAGGAGAATGGCAAGAGATCCGCTACCCAACCGAAGACCAGACTGCATTAGCAGACTATGGCTTCCTCTTCCGCGGTGGGTACAAACATTACATCAATGACGTACAGAGACAGGAACTAATCAATGCAGGTTACGGAGCAAACATCTTCTCAGAATGACGGACACCTTCACATCAGCAAGGTAGTCGAATGGTCATACGAATTAATTGACGGAGATATGAAGCAACGTGCCAGCCTTTACGGTTGCACAGATTGTGATGCTACATCAGCAGAACCTTTTAAGTGGGAAGACGAAGCCTCCACAGATCACACTCAATGTGGTGATGATTGTTTCTCATGCAAGATCCGCACACTGGAGATGAATGCTGGCGATGCCAAGCACTCCATTGTTGCATCAGGTACCACTCAAAAGAAGTGGGATAAAGAATTGGCTTTCTACAAGGAAGCACGTGCTCAAGGTGTACAGCCTGAAGGCACTTCTCGGTCCGCTGTTCAGAAAGCCCTTGAGGCTTCTGAGGTTCTTAACAAACCATACAACGGAGGAAAAATGCCGAAGGCCAATACCATAAATAACAAAACCGTAGAAGTTATGAAAGAAATAGGAGCAGTCTAATGGCTATGCATAACGACGCTAAGCAAGACAAGATGATTATGAAGGGCATGAAGCCTGGTCAGAAGGCAGCCTTCAAGAAAGCCGACAAGAAGATGGATGCTAAGAAGCCATCACCTAAGGCAGACATGAAGATGGACAAGGCTCTTGCTAAGAAAATCATGAAGCCTATGAAGAAGGGCAAGTAAATATGTGCACACAATGCGGATGCGGCGATACAGCCGTAACAATCAAGGCACCAGTTAGAGTTGCGGCAGGCCAGGATGCATCAGTCATCGCAGGTTTTGACGTAGCACCACCATACGGAAAAGGAAAAGAATAATGTCAGACATGATGTCACCTAAGTCACGTAGCGCTGCTACTGACGTATCATCAGTAAACAAGGCTGATTTCTTTGGCGGTGTTGCACCTGCAGCAGCCAACGTTGCACAGCCTTTCGTAGGACAAACAAGCATGGGACCATCTGAAGTTGTTGTAGGTATCTACACACAGCCTGAAGGCGGACGTGCTAAGTAATGCCTAAGGGCATGGGCTTCAAAGCCGCACAGAAAAACATCTCAAAAAAGCAAGGCATTCCAATGGCGAATGCTGGAGCAATCCTCGCAGCCGGTGCACGTAAAGCATCACCTGCTGCCAAGAAGGCAAACCCTAACCTAGCAAAGGTTAAAGGCAAAGCAAAAGGAAAATAATGACTGACCCAAGACTGAAGCGAGCAGGCGTATCAGGCTTTAATAAGCCTAAGCGAACTCCTACCCATCCAACAAAGTCACACGTTGTTGTGGCTAAAGACGGCGATCAAGTTAAAACTATTCGCTTCGGTCAACAGGGCGTCACTGGTGACCACAAACCAACAGCACGTCAGGCTTCATTCAAAGCCCGTCATGCTAAGAACATTGCTAAGGGCAAGATGAGTGCCGCATACTGGGCAGATAAGGTGAAGTGGTAATGTCATACGGCACAGCAGTTTACAACGGCACAACCTATACACTCTACGGTTTCCCTGGCTCTACAGTCCGCGATGAACTCAATCGCCTAGCCAATGGTGGAACATACCCAGCACTGACTGCATACCTAGACGAGCAGGGTGCTGCCAATAAGTGGGCAGGCACCAACGGTCTCGGAATCATTGCTGCACTTAACTACAAAGTTTCTTCAACACGCCAGCCACCCGCATACAAAGAGCGTAACGCAGTAGCCAATGAACTTGCTGGTATCACAGACCAGGCTAAGTACTTGGAGATTGTCACCGCATTAAGGACGATCGCTTCCTAATGTCAACTACATTTAAGAATCTTATTGATGACACGCAACTTAACGTGCAGGGTTTCACCTACCGTCAAGACCGCGTCACTTACTTGACACAAGCCTGTACCTCTGGTGACTTGATCTTGTCTGTCGGTTCTACCGACAACATCGGCAAGGGCATCATTGAGGTTGATAGCGAAATGATGTGGGTAGATTCCTATGACCGTCAAGCAAATACTATTACTATTGCTCCGTTCGGTCGTGGCTACAATTCTACCACTGCCGCTGCACACTCGGCTAACGCAAAAGTCACGATTACTCCTACGTATCCTCGGGCAGCAGTAGCCCGTGCACTGAACGACACCATTGGTGCTGTCTACCCAAAGGTCTTTGCAGTTGGTGCAACTGACTTCTCGTTCCTTGCATCACGTACCACATATCAGATTCCATCTGAAGCAATTCAGATCCTGCACATGGCATGGCAGACAGTCGGACCAACACGTGAGTGGCTACCCATTCGCCAATGGCGCTGGGATCCGCTAGCAGATACAGCGTACTGGGGTAACAAGACTCCCGATGGAGCAGAAGGTTCACCCGCTGGTTACAGCCGTACCGTATCTGTCTATGACAACGTACTACCTGGTCGTACCATCCACTGCGTCTACGCACACATTCCTAACCAGATGACCAATGAGTCAGATAACTTTGAATCAACCACTGGGTTGCCATCTTCCATGCGTGACGTAATTATCTACGGAGCAGCATGGCGCTTGGCTTCATACCTAGACCCTGCTCGTATCTCCATCACCTCTGCTGCTGCCGATGAGTATGACTCTAAGCGTCCATA